CACGGTCAAAGAACTGCTGGAAAACGTCCGCGAAGGGCATCTGGAATGCGTAGCGCTGTGCGAGAGGGCACAAAGGTACCGCGAGCTTGCTACACAGTGCACGCAGGCACTGAGTGGTATGCCAGGCGCCCATGACAACATAGGCGCTCAGGAACGGTATATCATCCCACTGATGGACGCCCACAGGGAACTGCAATGCCGGATTGACGCTCTGCTGAAAGATACCAAAGAGGCAGAAAAGTGGATATCCAAGCTGACGGATGTAAAGCACAGGGTTGTGATGCAGCTGTATTATCTGTGCGGGAAGTCGATGGGTGAGTTAGCCAGGGAAATCGCCTATGATCGTACATGGTGTTACCGTCTGCGGGAGGAAGCGCTCGCACAACTGGAAGAAAAAGAAAAAGCCGGGGAATAACCCTGGCTTTTCTTATTCCCGCAGAACAGAATCCATAGGCACTCCAAGCACACGACAGATAGCTGCGAACGTCTCAAGCGATGGAACACGCGTGCCGCGCTCTATATGGCCCACAAAGGCCGTGCTTTTGCCTATGGCTCCCCCCAGTACGGCCTGCGTCATGCAAGCCTGTTTACGGGCCTCTCTGATTCGTTTCCCGATCATAGAATAATCCAGCGGTATCACCTCCGGGAGAAGGGTACCACTGGATCATGGTTATGTGTGGGAATCGATGGAAATCGTCAAAACATCAGAAGATTGGTAGCGATCAGAAACGCTGCCAGCGCGGCCAGAAGGGAGAAGCCAAGGAGGTCTTCACGAAGAGCGGAGCGCATGATCAAACCTCCCCGTGGATGAAGACGTGGATGACCAGGTTGCAAGCCTGATACAGCGCACGAGCCTGCACATCAAGCCACTGCTCGTTGGCGTTGGGGGCCTTGCAGCCGTTCTGGGTGCGCTTGAGTTCGGTAGAAGTGCATAGGCGCTTGGCGATTTCGTCGGAGTAGATCAGGGAGTAGCCGTATTCGCTGTACTGCTTCCAATCCCTAGCGCCGTTGAGCAGGGCACGCTTGAGAAGACGAGTGTTGTCCATCACTTCAGGGGAGCGGATGACAGCGTCAGCGAGGTTATCAAGAAGTTCGTTTGCATAGACCCTAACGCCTTTGCCCCAAACGCTGCGGGGACGGGTAGCGTTGATGATGGTACGGATTTCGCCTACAGTATTGAGAGCCATAATATACCGCCTTTCTTTTTTCAGGCGGCTGTGATATAATAAGTGTGCCGCCTGGGTCGCTTGGTCGTGATTTTGGTTGGCTGGCTGTGTGGTGCTGGTAACACCCGCAGCCTTTTTAGTTATCACCAGTGCTGGTAACGCTGGCAATGTCTTTCCTGATGAGGGACTTTATGTATCCCTGTTTGTTATCGACAGCTTCGAGCTTCCGCAGTATGTCTGCGTCTGTATTGTTGCTCAGCTTGATCGATACGCGGGTTGTGTTAAGCGCCTCATATCGCGCTTGCGGAGTCTTGTAGCCGTCTTCGATCTTCTTCCTGCCCGTTGACTTTCCCTCCCGTCTGTGGTATACTGAGGTTGCGGCGAAGGCTTTTAGCTTCAGCCTCGTCTGGTTTTCCGCTTGCGATCTGCTGCATCGCAGGCGGCTTTTTTAATATCCTTCAAAATAGGGTACAGCGTGCGTATCACGTTGAGCACTACGTTGATGATATCCATCCAGCGCATAGGCCTCACCTCCTTCCCTCTACCACTTAAGGGAGATCAGCGTCAGCCTATCGCCGCAACCAAAGGCGCTTTATCAGCGCATCGTCATAGTATCATAGGTGTGCACATATTGTCAATAGGGTTTTCAAAAAAATTTTTTCTGAGTTGCCCATATATTAAGCAACAAAAAACAACATGGGGTTCTGCTATAATGTAGTCGGTGAAGCCGACCTTGAGATAGTTCTAACTTGAGTGACTGAAAGAGAGATCGTAAGAAAGGGTGTTGACACACCCAAAAGAAGCACAGAGAGAAAGCCAATCTTCACTACGCGGTTTAAGGGGAAGTCTGTCTATCACGCAAGACAGGCGTTTTTTTATTGTTCGAACTGACACTAATTATCAGACTGTGAAGAAGTATAACAAAACCAGCGCATATAATGTATGTTTGGGGAAAAAAGAAATAGGAGAAGGGAATGTTAACTTCAACAGTCAGGGACAGAGGGGAGGGAGTAACGATGGCAAGGAAGAAGCAAGGCGTAACTTTGAAGATGCTTGAAGCGGTAAACCTACTCGCATCTGGTATGTATTACAGGGATGTAGCAAAGGAAGTTGGAGTATCCGAGCGTTCTCTGTATCGCTGGATGGATGATCCTCTGGTGATGGCTGAATACAGGAAGGTTATCGAGCGAAAAGCTATTCCGATGTTCGGCAAAGCCTTGACTGTATTCGAACGGCAGATGGACAGCAAGAAAGACTGGCTAGCACACAGTGCCGCCAGAGAAGCCTCTAACCGCTTCGCGCCTATGATCCTAGGCACAACTGAGCACGAGCATGTAGTCCGCTTCGAAGAAGGGCAGAGTATGCCGAAGATAGGCGTACCGTCTGCACCAGAGGATGAATAAACCATCGCTGACTATGCACATGCATGTATGCAGAATGCGTGCATAAACAGGAAAGCTATATAAATCAACGCCTTCCTCGTTGCCAACTATTCGCCAAAGTGTACTTTTACGAATAGTTGTACGGCGTGATGTGTAAGCTGGATCGAATCCGTTCCGCATTCCACAAGTGCATGATGCATAACGAGTGTATAGGCCCAAGGCAAGGGCTTTTTCTTTTTCTTTTGAAAAAGAAAGAACCAGGGAGTACCCACCCCACCCGGGCGGGGGTATGAAGGACTTTGGGACTCCGACGATCATCTACCCTATATATATATAACCTGAGACCCCCAGGTTCCTTACCCCTGGGGACAAAATTTTCGGAGGGGAGCATGCCATCATATGTAATAGACTACAAGCCAACGCCGAAGCAAGCGATGTTCCACGCAACGACAGCCGACGAGGTATTGTATGGTGGGGCAGCAGGAGGCGGCAAGTCGAAAGCCATAGTGATGGACGCACTGTTTCGGTGTTTACTGTTCCCTGGAACGCATGCGTTTATCTTTCGCCGGACGTATGCGGAGTTAGAGGACACGATCATCAAGGAGGCTAAGGAAAGCTATCCTGCGGGTTTAGCGAAGTATAACGGAGCGCGGCATGAGATGGTGTTGCCGAACAATAGTGTGATCCATTTCAGGCACTGTGCGTTTGTAGCGGACATGTACAACTACAAGGGCGCTGAGATTCAGTGGTTGTACTTTGACGAGCTTACGAGCTTTGAGTTTGAGATCTATGATTTTCTGAAGACGCGTCTGCGTGCGAAGAAGAGCCTTGGGATCGTGCCTTGCGTGAGATCATCTTCGAACCCTGGTGACATAGGACACGGATGGGTAAAGAAGATGTTTGTAGACGCGGCACCATACATGACGATCTTCGAGCGAGAGATCAAGAGCCAGACCACGGGCAAGTCGAAGGTGTACAAGATGCAGTACATACCGAGCCTTGCCACAGAGAACCCGCACATTGGTGATGACTACATTCTGCAGCTGGAATCGAAGCCAGAAGCGCTCAGGAATGCGCTTCTGCATGGCGATTGGAATGCGTTTGAGGGCCAGGTATTCACGGAGTGGGCAGACGATCCTGCGCACTACGAGGACCGTCTCTGGACGCATGTAATAGCGCCTTTTGAGATTCCGGTTACATGGCCGAGGTACATGAGCTTTGACCATGGATTCACGAAGCCCTTCAGCGTAGGCTGGTGGGCGCAGGCACCTGACGGAACGGTATACAGGTACCGCGAGTGGTACGGTTGTGAGCCACGCACAGCGAACGTTGGGTTAAAGCTGACGCCGAGACAAATCATGAGCGGGATACTTGAGAGAGAAGAGCAGGAACGCATGGACAATCTGACGATTGACCGGATAGCGGACCCTGCTATTTTTGACCGTTCACGCGGGGACAGCGTAGCGCAGCAGATGGAGCCTATCGACGAGGCACCTGGAATTTACTTCCGTCCTGGCGATAACACGCGTCTGGCGGGTAAGATGCAGTTCCACGAGCGGCTGCGGTTTGACGAGAGCGGAAGGCCGAGGATGTATGTGTTCAACACATGCAAGGACTTCATCCGAACGATCCCTACGCTGCCATATTCGCTGACAAAACCCGAGGACATCGACACCGATGCTGAGGACCATATTTACGACGAAGCGCGATACTTCTGTATGGCGCGAGCCATTCCGCTGAGGGAGACCAAATCCGTGAAGCGGAAGGCGTTCAATCCCTTTGAGCAGTAGGCGCACTGATTTGGTGCGCCTTTTGCTATATACGCAGGTAGTGACTTGCTACCAAACACCGGCAGTGATGTGCTGCCAAACGAGGGCCGTGATGTGCGGTCGAAGATAAGGAGAATTTATCCATGGATAACACGAATTTTGCTGCCGAGCTGGCCGCGCCGGGTACAAGCGCACCTGCTCTGGAGACCCCTGCTGAGACTCTGGCTGATGTGATTGCCGATCCTACGAACACCCCCGAACCCCAGCAACAGCCTGCTCCCCAGAAGGAACCTCGCTATCTTGCTGATAAGCGAGCCAAATGGGAGGCCGAGCATCGTGCAGAGATGGACGAGCTTCGCGGCCAGCTGGGCACACTCAGGGAGTATTTCATCAACCAGGAGGCTGACAAACTGGTTGCTGACGGCAAGATCAGCGACCGCGAGATGGCCCTGAACTACCTGCGTATGCAGCAGGGTCTTCCGGTAACCCAGACTATTCCCAACCAGACCCCCGCTCAACCTCGTGATTCGAGCGGACGGTTTGTAGCCGCCCAGCCCCAGATGGACGATGCGCAGCAGCGTGCCCAGGTCCTCGTTGACCAGGCGACGATGCTCAAGCGTGCCACTGGCGTAGATGTGATGGCGATCTACAACACCAACCCTCAAGCGCGACAGATGATCATTTCTGGCGCTGGTGATTTTGCTGACGTATTGGCCGCTTATGGCCAGGAACCCGCTGCCCAGGCACCTGCTCCGATTCGAAGCTCGAATGGTATGGGGCTTGGCAACGTGGACTTTTCGAAGATGAGCAGTAGCCAGCTGCAGAAAGTCAATGAGCTTATCCAGAGCGGGGTCAAGATTGACGTTCGCGTATAAGGAGAAGTGAAAAATGGCTGTTTTCGATAACCTGAACTATTCCTATTCCCAGGGTATTGCTCCTGGTATTGTTGAGTACCATGAGCGCAACCTGCTGGAGAACATGAAGCCTGAGATGGTCTACGCTCGTGACGCTCAGGTGCGTAAGCTGCCCGAGGGCAACGGCAAGCATGTGAACTTCCGCCGCATGGTGCCCTACGGCGCTGTTACCGAGCCTCTGAAGGAAGGCGTCACTCCTGACGGTCAGGAGCTGCGCCAGACCTCGTTCAGTGTGATGGTGAAGCCCTATGGCCGTCACATCGAGACCACTGACGAGCTGAACTTCTACCACATCGACAACCTGCACTACGAGGCCAACAAGCTGCTGTCTGACCAGGCCAGCCTGTCTCTGGACACCATTTGCCGTAACGCTGTAACCGCTGGCCTGAATGTTCAGTATGCTGGCGGCAAGGCTACCCGTGGCCAGCTGACCAACGATGACAAGCTGACCGGAGAAGAGATCAAGAAGGCTGTGCGCACCCTGCGCCGCAACAACGCCAAGACCTTCCCGGATGGATACTTCCACGCCATCGTGCATCCTGACACTGTGTACGACCTGACCTCCGACCCCATGTGGATCGACATTGCGAAGTACCAGGACAAGTCCAAGATCGAGAAGTACGAGCTGGGTACCATGTACGGTGTGAAGTTCTTCGAGTCCACCAACGCCCGTACCTTCGAGGGTGACGAGTACATCTTCGGCAACACTGACGAGCTGACCATCACCGATATGGACGTTGCCACCCGCACTGCTACCATCAGCGATACCCTGACCGAGGACGATGCCCGTTCCCTGACTGGCCGTCTGGTTGACGTGAGCGACGGTACCACCGTGACCCCCATGTGCATTGAGCGCGTGGACGCTGCCAACAAGAAGGTCCTGTTCCGCTGGGCCACTGAGGCGGTTGCTGATGCTACCACCATCCAGCCCACTGGCGGCGGTGCTGGTGGCATTGCTGTTCACGGCACCATCATCTATGCGGACAACGCCTTTGGCCGCGTGGATCTGGGCGGTACTGGCCACAACGTGCAGGTCATTATCAAGCCTCTGGGTTCTTCTGGCGCTGCTGACCCCCTGAACCAGCGTGCGACCATCGCCTGGAAGGTGAAGGGCTTCTGCTGCGCCATCCTGCAGGATGCGTTCATCGTGCGTATCGAGCACGGCGCGACTGCCTAATAACACCAACGGGGTAGACCGGTGCACAGGTTTACCCCGTTCCTTTTTTGTACGAGAAAGTGAGGTCCACTAATGGCTACCAAGAAAGCTGACACGACTACTGCTGTGCTGCAGCCCAAGCCCAACGCAAATGTGATTGAGCCGACTGTTCGCGTGTTCATTCCCAAGCTGGTCGACCAGAGCACTGAGGTTGCTGTTGACCAGACCGAGGTTGTAATCATCAACGGCAAAGCGACCCGCATCAAGCGCGATGAATATGTGGATGTGAAGGTGCCCGTATTCCTGCAGCTGAAGCAGCGTTACCCCAACCTGTAATCGGAGGTGACGGCAGATGACGCTGGCTGAAATCAAGGCTATGGTGATGTTCCAGACGAACAATGATGCCGACGATCTGGGCGATTTTCTGCCGTACCTTGAAACGTATATCAACGAAGGTTACGACCGTCTTGCTTTGGCCTTTGCTGGCGAGCATGTGAGCGCTGACAGTGAGGAGTATACCCCGCTGCAGAACGACAAGAGTTCCCCCAGCTTGCCGGAGTGGGCGCACCAGGCGATTGCCGACTGGGCCACGTGGCTGATCTACCGCAACGGCAATACCCAGAAGCAGAATAGAGGCTACCAGTACCGGTCTTCTTTTGAGGCTGTGGAAGCCCGTCTGGCAGGCATGACCGCCTCAGAGAAGGGCGTTGTAGCGCCTCCTAAGCGGTTTATTATCAACATTCCGAGGTGACGTACATGAATCTGATTGAAGAGGCCTACAGCCGACTGAGGATTTGGCGGGAGAGCTGCAAGGAAATTCACGAACGCGCCAAGGAAAGCCGCCAGATCCTTCTGTTGCAGGACCCCAAGCAGGACGATGCCAAGACCATCCAGCGCAACGGCAAAAAGACCGTGCAGCTGCAGACCCTGAAGTCCACGTTCAACAACACCGTTGCTGACCAGATGGACAACATGCCTGAAGCTCTGATGCTTCCTGAGACCAAGGAACTGGAGCAGGTGGCAGAAGACCTTACGGACGTGGTGCGTTTTGTACTGGCGCTCAACAACTACGAGAGCCTTCACCGCAAACGTGTGGAGGACTGCTTTGCCACCGGTACAGCTGTAACGCAGATTGCCTGGGACCCTGACATGGACAACGGGAAGGGCAACGTAGCGATCATCCGCTGGCCGATTGAATCCTTCCTGTGGGACCCCACTGCAGCGAACATCCAGGACTCCCGAGCAGTGTTCAAGGTGAGCTGGCACCCTGTGAGCTGGTACGAAGAACACTACCCTGAAGAGAGCAAGGGTATGCGCGGCGATACGATCGAGTACAGCGACCTTGGACTTCCTGAGTCGCAGGAGAACGCCACCAGCGGCGATGAGGACCGCGTGATGCTTTTGGAGTACTGGTATCGCCGGTATGATGCAAAAACGCGAAGGTACACTATCAATGTAGCCTATCTGGCTGGCGGCAAGCTTCTGGAAGACAGCAAGGACGTTTACAAGCACGGAATGTACCCCTTCGTTTTGGACGTTTTTACGCCCATTGAGGGGCTTCCTGTTGGGGACGGCCTTGTACAAGAGCTTGCCCCTATGATGCGCTATATCAACCGATATGCGAGCTATATCGATATGAATCTGCGCATGTCTTCTAAGGGCCGTTTGCTGGTCGATAAAAACGCCGGTATCGACAAGGAAGCGCTTCTGGACTGGGAGACCGACGTGGTTGAAGGCAACCGCATTGACTCCAGTGCCCTGCAGTGGATGCAGACCCAGCCCTTCACTGGCATGGTAACCCAGCAGATGCTTCAGATGCAGACGGACCTGAAACAGGACAGCGGTCAAAACCAGTTCACCCGCGGCGAGACTGCCGGAGGAATCACCGCTGCCAGCGCGATCAGTGCCCTGCAGGAAGCTGGCGGCAAGATTACCAGGTTGCGCACTGCTACCCTGAACCACGGCTTCCGCGCGATCGTAGAGCAGATTATGTGGCTGATCAGCCAGTTCTATGACAAGAAGCGCGTAGTGTACGTTACAGGCCGCAGAGAAGGCCAGCAGAGCGAAGTGAACGCTGACCCAGAGCGCCTTTTTGGCCGCAGAACAAATGGAAAGCTGCCGCCCCCGCCGTATATCGTGCAGGTGCAGGTGCAGCGCCGCAATCCTCTGCGCCAGCAGGCCATGAACGAGTTGTTCATGCAGGCGTATTCGATGAGCGCACAGGCTGGGCAGCTTTTCCCGCTGACCACGCTGTTTGAACTGCTGCAGGTAGACGGTAAGGAGCGTATCCTGCCCGTTCTTCGCGAGAACGACATGCTCACGCAGCAGATGCAGCAGATGCAGCAGCAGATGCAGATGCTGGCTGATGAGAATGCCCAGCTGAATGGTGCGATTGGCGAGCTGAAAGCAATGAACGCCAAGTTGAGTCAGGAAGCTGCTGCCGGATACGCAGAAGGCAGTACTGAACCGAACACGGGCATGGATGGCGGGGACGCCATTGGTCTGGGGGTAGTCTAATGGCCGGATATACGAGCCTTGGCGCTTACAGCGGCACGGTTATGATTCCAGAGTTTAAGGGTCTGAATCAGTACGGGGACGGTATCGGCACCGATCCCCGCTTTGCCGTAGAAGCGAAAAACGCGCTGACCACCGAGGGCATTTTGCGACCTGTAGCAGCGACGAAACAGCTTCCGGCCACACTGACCCGCCCGATTGAAACGCTGGCCATCCTGCACCGGCGATGGTACGCCGACGATGACCAGAAGGACATCCTGATCGGCGCATGCTACGGACAGCTTTACTGGACGATTCCCAGTGCACTGGAGTGGCGGATTCTTCCTCTGCCCACCGGCTGGCATCAGGAGTATTACGACAGCGACAACTGGAGCTGCGTGACCTATGAATACAACCCGGATGACGGCAGCGCAGACAGCGCACCGATTGACGTATTGCTGATGAGCAACGTGAAGGACGGCATGATCATGGTAATGGGCAACGACCTAACCACCCGAATCGTGCCGACCCCGAAGAAGTTTGGCGTGATCGCCCGTCATGCTGAACGCATCTGGGGTACTGCGGTGGAGAACGAGCCGGACATGCTGGTGTACTCCGCGCCTTATGATCCTTTCGACTGGGAGCAGAACAGCGAGTACCCCGAGGACGGCGCTGGCGATATCATGCAGCCCTCCTGGGACGGAGACAGCTTTGCCGCGCTGAAATCGTTTGGCAGTCAGCTCATCGCGCTGAAGAAAACGAGAGTGTGGCGCGTGATTGGCACCAACCCCGGCGAGTACTACTTCAAGGAGCAGTATGGCGGCGGCACTGCCTACCCCGATACGGTAGCTGTTGACGGCACCCGAATGCTGATGCTGGGTCAGGATGGACTGATGCAGTACAACGGCGAGACCGTTGCACCGTATTATCAGGACTACGCCAGAGGCGTATTTGATCGCATGAACCGCGCCGCACTGGACCAGGCCGCAGGCTGCATCTACCGCGATGTGTACTACTGCGCACTGCCTCTGGATGGCAGCTTGACCAATAACGCCGTGCTGATGTTCAACACGCTGGAGCGCACCTGGCTGCTGCGTGAGGATGCGCAGGTGAAGGCATTTCTGCCCACTGAGCATGGCCTGTTCTACACTTCCACGAAGAAGCCTGGCAGGCTGTTCCTGTGGCGTGAAGACAGCTGGGAAGAGGGAAACGCGCAGCCCATGCGCTGGGTATCCGGCTGGCAGGACTTTGGGTACAAGAACGTATCCAAGGGCAGCTTTACGCTGTATCTGACGGTAGAGTGCCATGAGCCTGTAGAGATCAGGCTGGGCATTGAGACCGAGAAGAAAACCAAAATGAAAACGCTGACCTTCAACCCGCCTGCCGAGGGTCAGAAGGCGAAACAGCGCCGCGTCGTGTTTGGCGGTAATGGGCGGCGGTTCCGGGTGCTCATAGAGAGTAACGGGGTCGCTCCCTGGCGCATGATTGGCGGAATGCAGATCGAGGCCGAGACGGACACGGACTGAGGTGAGGGGTATTGGCTACGAGGCGAAAGGCACAGCAGCTGTACCAGTATGAGCCGCTCGTAACTCCAAGCGGCTGGAGCGGCGAGGAGCGCCAGCTGGTGCAGCGCCTTACGCAGCTGTTTGACCAGCTTTTTTCTAGGAAAACCGGCGGTGAAAAAGGAGAGCAGGGGCCACAAGGCCCACAAGGCCCTGAAGGCCCTCAGGGAGAACCGGGACCAGTTGGCCCACAGGGTCCACAAGGCCCGCAAGGTCCGGCAGGTGATGGCGCGAGCGAAGTGCTGCCCATGACCGCAGCCGAATACGATGCGCTGACCACGGCGCAAAAACAGGCGCTGTATGAGGAAGGATACCGCGTGCTAGCTGTGGAGGATGGTATTGACGAGCTTCCTGAACCGCTTGATGCCTCTCTGCTTGGCGGCAAAGCGCCTGCGTACTATCTGCCCGTGCGGGAGCTGCTGGACAACTGCGCCTTTGACATCGCGCAGGCTGGCATTGACGGTAAGCATGGAAATTATCAGTATGTAGCGGACAGATGGATTGCCGAAACCGTGGCGAATGCAGTGATCGTTTCGGAAAAAAGCGGCGATGTAATGACCATTTCAAATACGGGAACAGCGGCAACCTCCATCCTGCAGCGAACGACCATTGAATGGTTGGATCAGTTTGTTGGGCAAACGGTGACGCTGGCTGTGTGTCTGGCGGACGGAACCATTCGCTGTAAGGCAGGAACAGTCCCTGAAATACCGACCAGTAACAGCAAAAACACTTGTGTTATTTATCTGAGCGGTGTGAAGATATCGCTCACTAGGTTTAAAACCGAGCAGCAACTGGTGCGCATGACGATACAACCAGGCTCCAGCATCTCCGTCAAATGGATTCGCCTGGTGCTGGGCGAATACACCGCCGAAACGCTGCCGCCCTATATTCCCCGTTCTTACGAGGCCGAACTGGCAGCATGCCAGCGGTATTTCGTTCAGTACGAATCCAATACCGCTTATTCGGACATCGCGGTGGGACTGAGCAATGCTGATGCAGGCGGCGCCTATTTCCCTATCCATTTTCCTGTTCCCATGCGCAAGGCGCCGTCCATCTGGTACAACGATATCAATCTGTTCAAAATTTATACGCCGATGGTGTCGCCATCCAACTTGACCGTATATTCCTCCGAATCCAGTGAGAGCGGCTGCAAGCATCAGCTGATTCGCGCAAACATATCCGGCCTTGGTTTGGCTGCTTCGACTGCATACATGCTCAACATGACCACTGGCGCAATCCTGCAGTTCATCGCAGACCCGTAAAGGAGGATTCTCAATGGATTTTACGATCAAACCCAGCATTGTTTATGTGCAGGTGGACAGCAGGAATGTGATTATGGACATCAACAGCGATGCATTTCTTTCTGACCCAAACGGCTGGATTCAACTGGATGAGGGATACGGCGACAAATACCTGCACGCGCAGACGCAGTATTTCCCCGGCCCTGTGATCACGGACGGCGGCGTGGGACGATATCTGTACACGCCTGATGCCGCTGTGAAATGGCAGGAACGCACGCAGGAAGAGGTGGACGCTGACCGACAGCCTGCGGCTCGCACGCTGGATGAACGCGTGACCATGCTGGAAACAAAGGTTGACGGCGAGATGACGGACATGGAAAGCGCCTTGAATCTGCTGGGCGTATATGCGGAATAGGAGGACGGCATGGGCAGGAAGCTGTATGTGCTCAACGAGGACGGCACGACAGACGCCGCCGGAACCGGGAGCTATGTAAAGGGGCACAGCGTAGTGCTGCGGACATCCGCGTGGAGCAATCTGAAACAGACGGTATCCGTTTCCGATGTGATTTCGGATGCTGATGAATGCCATGTAAGCGTATCCCCAGCTCCTTCCAGCTTTGATGCTTATGGGGATGCGGGTGTTCGATGTACCGCGCAGGGGAACGGTACACTCACGTTTGAATCGACGAGCGCACCTTCGGAGAATCTTACGATCAACATACTCGTAATGAGGTGATCATATGCACAGGTTCAATGGTTATGACATTGAAATCACAGCAGGCGACAGCCTGTTTTTTAACATTCGGCTGGAAGGTCGGGAACTGCCGGATGGAGCAGCGGCGACCTTTACGGTAAAGCGGAATCCAAAAGACGATGAGGCTCTGATTGAGAAGGAAATCGCTGTTAACGATGGACAGGTGGAAATCCCTTTGTTTTCTGCTGACACAGATCTGCCAGCCAGAACATATTTCTGGGACCTGCGCGTGCGGTTCTTCAGCGACAAGGGCGAAGAGGTGGAAACCCCAATGGAATATGCGGCTTTTACCGTTCTGCAGCCTGTTGGCGATGTAAATGGAGGTTGATCATATGTTGGCATCTGCACAGATGACAATGGAACTAAACGACTACAGAGGGCTGTCCGCCTATGAAATCGCAGTCAAGAACGGTTTTGAAGGTACAGAACGTGAATGGCTGGATAGCCTGAAGGGCGAACCTGGCGTAGACGGTGACAGCGTAACCGTTAACAATAAACGGGCGGTTAACGGTAATATTTCTGTAAACGCTACCGATATCAAGATGATGGCTGGTTCTGAGACAAGCGAAACGGTTTACGATGCCGTTGCATCCAATAGAGAGGCTTTGTCACAGCAGGAAGATGAGCTTTCAGCGCTGCAGGACAGCGCGAATGCACTGGCCGATGGAAAATCAGAGGCGAAAACCGCACAGGTGACGCTTCCCGCGGCATCCTGGGAAGAAAGCGGAGAGGTTTTTACGCAAACGGTGGCCGTTTCGGGCGTAACCACCGATGCAAGCCGCATCCATCTGATTCCCAGCCCCGCTCCCGCGCACTATGCAGCCTACAGCGAAGCGCAGGTGCGCGCCACGGCGCAGGGCAACGGCACGGTCACCTTTGCCGCCAGCGATGTGCCTGAAATCAATTTGACGGTGAACCTTCTGATCATTGATTCGGGGGTGGGCGCATGATTTTCAACATGGCAGGCGGTGGCGCATCGCTGAACTTCAAGGTGGTCGGCGGAACAACCCAGCCGACCAGCCCGAAGGAAAACACGATCTGGGTAAACACCTCCACCGCTGTCACAGGCTGGGCCTTCAGCGCAGAGCAGCCCGCCTCGCCGCAAGCAGGCATGGTGTGGTTTGCCATTGGGGCGGCATCGGATGCATCCTTCAACGCGCTTCAAAAGAACGAAATCCATGTTTATCCGGCGCAGTGCATGCAGTATGTTTCGGGAACCTGGACCGAAAAAACAGCCAGAATTTACAAAGCCGGATCGTGGAGGGATTTGAAGGTCTGGCTTTACAAAAACGGCGATTTGTGCGAAGGCATCACAGGCGGGTGGGTAAACACGCCCATGGGGCCAAACTCAAGTTATTCCACGTATACCGGGCCCACAACCGTAGACTACGGCACAAGTTCCATGACTTTAACCCAGTCACACCAAACAGGTGCTTTTCACCACGCCAAAAACAAAATCGATCTGACCAATGTAAATCAAATCATTTTCACAATCAGCAACATGACCCAGAGCGGAGGAAAGTTCCAGAACGTTCAGGCCCGCAGCGACCTGAACGGACTGGGTCTTACCGGCGCGGCTGCAAAAACCGATCTCACCGCTGGCGATTTGACGGCAACCATTGATGTATCGTCTCTCAGCGGAGAATACTACGTTGGTATCTATATGTATAACGGTTCGACCGTGACGGTTCACAGCATCGAACTGGCGTGAGGTGATGACATGAAAACCATTTATCTGGATCACGACTTCAAATGCCATATCGCCAATGATGGAACCATGATCGAATGGCAGGATGAACACGGCTTCTTCGAAGGCAAATGCCAGTCTTTCGTGGAGGGATACCGCGTTGTGCCTCTTGGCCGGGAGTGGATGCGCGAGGACGGCACGGTGTTCCGCGGTGAAATGATCGCCCCGTGGAAACCTTATGCCGGGCTGATTGCCGCACAGGCTGAGTATGAAAAGAATCGGGCCGAGATGGCCGACATGCAGGAAGCGCTTGCACTTTTGGGGGTGACGATGGATGAATAAATGGCTGGAAGCGGCAAAGCCTGTCCGCGCTGTAATGGATCAGGCAGGGGCGATGCTTACCGACGCGCAGGCCTCCACGGTGGTTACGCTGTATGGAGGCATGAAATACGACGGAGCGCTGATCACCGCAGGCACGCGCATCAACTGGCGCGGCCAGCTCAAACGCGCTGCGGTTGACCTGTGGGATACGGAACTGAACAACCCAGACAACGCGCCCACCCTGTGGGAGGACGTGGCGTACCGGGACGGATACCGCATCATCCCCGAAACCATAACCGCCACGCTGGCATTTTCGAAGGATGAGCTGGGCTGGTGGGGCGATACGCTGTACCGCAGCTTGCAGGATGGTAATACGTGGACACCTGAGCAATACGCGCCTGCATGGGAGAAGGTGAACCCGGATGAAGTGTGATCCACAAAAGGTGATCCGCATTGCGCTGGCTGAGGTGGGATATCGCGAGAAGGAAACCAATGCTCAGCTGGATGATAAAACCGCCAATGCCGGGGACGGCAATTTCACCAAATACGCCCGCGACCTTGCGAAGGAGAATTATTTCAACGGAAGCAAAACCGGCGTGGAATGGTGCGGCGTGTTCGTTGCCTGGGGCATGCGAGCCGCATACGGCCTGAAAGCGGCGCTGAAGCTGCTGTGTCAGCGGCAGGGGGCTGCAAACGCAGGCGCGGGCGTGAAGTATGCAAAGCAATACTTTCAGGACGCAGGCCGATTCCACACCGCGCCCAAAACAGGTGATGTGATTTTCTTCACCCGCGGTCATATGGGACTGGTCTACGACGTGGATAACACCTATGTGTATACGGTGGAGGGAAACACCCAAAACCAGGTCCTGGAACACAGATACCGCATCAACGATGAAGGCATCGACGGATACGGAAGACCGGACTATGAAGGGACCGAGGACGGAAACACGGAGGATGAAACGGAGGCAAAACCCATGGGCAAAACGGCATACGTGACCGCCAGCAGCGGAAAAACCGTGCGCTTGCGCGAAGGCATGAGCGACAGCGCGGAAACCATTGTCAAAGTTCCTCTCGGCACGGTGGTGGAGGTCGTGGAGCAGGGCAACCGCGACGGCGTGGAGTGGGCAACCATCATTGACCCGGACGGTCGACGCGGGTATATGATGGCGAAATTCCTGAAAGTGTTGGAGTATGCCGATGAGAAACCTATTCCTTCGGACGACGTTTCGCAGAATCAGCCCTCTGGCATTTCCTTTGAGGAAACGGTGCTCAATCAGATGAACCGCCTTGAAACGCTTCTCAATGCGGTTCTGGATGCGCTGGGGGTGGCTGGATAATGCAGCAGAATATTGAGGCTCTTTCTCATGAAAACATTCTCATTGCCCTGCTGGTGGTGGTGGTGCTTTTGTGGGCCGGTGGGCTGTTTATGGATTTCATCATCAAGATTCGCACCCTGCGCAAGCCGCAGGAGAAGGAAGCCCATGACCTGACCGAGCACCAGGCCGCGTGCGAAAAGAAGTTTTCAAGCGATAAGAAGCGCCTGGAAGACCTGGAGAGCCGCATGGATGATGTGGAGCAGGGCCAAAAGGTGCTTTGTAAGGGCGTGTATGAAATCCTGGGGCATTTGCTGCACAACGGAAACAAAGACGCCATGGAGCAGGCCAGCAAGGATATCTTTGATTTCCTGAATAGCTGAGGCTGAAACTTTCAACTTTGCAGGCAAACATTCCAACTATGGTTACAAGAAAGGATGAATTTCATGAAACTGAACTGGATGGTACGATTCAAGAACAAGGTGTGGCTCGCTTCCTTTCTGGCCTTTGTGGTCTCCACCGTCTACACGCTGCTTGGCATGTTTGATGTCATGCCCGCTATTACCCAGGACAGTGTGATGCAGGTGATCAGCGCAGTGCTGCAGCTGCTTGGCCTGCTGGGCGTGATTACCGATCCTACCACCCCCGGCGTGAATGACAGCGCACGTGCAATGACTTATATTGAACCGGGCAAGCCCCCCGAAGGAAACGGCTGATTAAAATGACTGGCAGGAGTGGAAAAGCTCCTGCCTCTTTTTTGAATATAAGGAGAGTGAGACTGTGGCCACTACGAACACCGCAGCAACTGGCACCCTGCTTGAGCAGTATATCGCCAAGCTGAACGCACAGAACAACGCCTACACGCCCCTGACGCAGGCGCAGATGGAGGAGCAGGCAAAGCGGAAGTCTCAGGCGCTTTATGATCTGAACCGACTGACCGCTCAGCAGCAGTACGAAACCGGAGAACTGGCCCGAAAGCAGCAGCAGGACGAACTGAACGCCATGTACGATCTGCAGCAGGAGCAGAGCCGCCAGAACTATCAGGCTGCCATCGCTTCTGCTTATCGCAATGCCCTTGGCCGCGGCATGCAGCGCTCCAGCTACATCGGTGCCACTGCCGGAAACATCGCCGTTAAGGGCGCAGAGGCCCAGCAGGCGATTAACCGCAACCGTGAGGGCAGCATCAAGAACATCGCTGAGCAGGGCGCTCTGGCTAAGCAGCAGCTGGCTTCTCAGATTGCCCAGTACAACAAGAACCAGGCGGCTGATCAGCTGGCTTATATGGATGAGCTGGAAGCCCGTGAGTACGACCGTGCCCTGACCGCGTCCGACCGCGCCAACCAGATCGCCACGGACATCTACAACGCCCAGATCACTGCTGGCCAGAACAACTGGTTCGGCATGGCCCCGCTGCTTACCCAGGGGAACCCTGTGGCTACGAATAGCGGGTACGTTGGTATTCGCGGTGGGTCTGCTTCTTCCGGCGGTTCTTCCGGTGGCAATAGCGGGAATGGCGGTGGGTCTGATTTGTTTAGCAAGCTCGGTAGCTCTAACGCCATCGCGAATGGTATCGCGGCAGTGAAAAAAGCCACCAGCACGGTCAGCAAAAAGAAATAGGAGGCCTAGTAGATGGCTATTGTTGACGATGACAAGAAAAGGAACAAAGCATCAGCTGTAAAAACAAGCGGCCAGCAGTCTTCGGGCAAACCGTTTGGCAGTGGGCTGAAGTCTTCCTCCACCAAGCCAAGCAATTCGGCTTCTTCTGCTTCTGATCGCGTAGCGACGGTTAAGAAAACCATTGCAAATTCTGGCGCTAGCAAGGCCCAGAACAAAAAATGGTATAAAGGTGACAGCCCTACCCGCGCTGAAACAGCCGCGCAGGTGTACCGTGAGGGTACGCAGGACCCTTCCCGTAAGGAAGAGCTGAACCGGATGTATCAGGAGGAGATCAGCAATCCTGAGAGCATCATCTTTGAAAAGTACGCGCAGGCCACCAGTCCGTATCTTGCTGCGCTTGGCGTTGACGCATCCCAAGTCAATGACGATTTTTTTGCGGCAAATGCACACCTGTACTCCGCTGGCGTGCACACCAGCACCGGCGCTCTGAGTTCTGCGAAGAAGAATGGCCCAGAAGCCATGCTTGCATATAACCTGAGCGGTCTTCAGGCTGACTACAACGCTACCAAGGAATTGAAAGCCGAAGAAGCGAAGATTATGTCCGAGGCGCAATACTGGATTGGCAAGGGCTTGACCGACGATGAGATCAAAGAAAAGCTCAATATTGGCGGCGAAGGAACGAAGTACACCAAGACCAAGGCCGCGCTGGATGCCGCCGCGCTGGGTAAGATCGTCCCCACCACCGAGGCAATCCCTATGGCAACCAGCTACGGTGTGGACGGTATGCTGTGGGCGCTTCGAAACCCAGAACTGTCCAAGGGTGATTATGAGCTTGACGCCATCCAGAAAGAACTTGGCCGTGGCAACGGCTACACCGCCAGTGAAGAGGATATCGCCCGGCGTACCCGTGGAAGCGCTACATGGGCACCCTACACCAACGGCACCACGATGGATGATGAGGCTATCCGGTTTGGGGTTTCTGATTTCAATGACGATTGGCTGAAGGCCAATTACGCCATTGCTGGCGCTAATGACGATGACGCTAAAGCCTATGCCAAGGTTTATGCGGCTGAAGAGCGCACCAAGAAAGCGGAAGAGGTCATTCCGCACTTCAACGAGCTTGTTGAGGACGCCATCGAGGAAGGCATGAGCGCCCAGGAATTCCTGACCCAGTTTAAGGCTGGCGAGCTTGGCATTGATGACGAGTTTGATGTGCTGGTGGATCTGTACGAAGGCCAGATGAAGCTTGCTCCGCTGGATATCACCAGGTCTATCGATTTCGATATGAACGCCACCCTCAAGGAGATTGAGGATGCCTATCTGAAGAAGACCGGCACCCTTACGACCGAGGAATACGAGACGAAGCTTGCAGAAAGCACTGGCGGTACTTTTGTACCCAATCCTTCTAAGCAGAAGGTAGAAGAACAGCAAATCCTTGATACAAACATCATGTTCCTTCAGACGCTTGGCCAGGGCACTCCTATGGAGAATCGCACCTTCCGCATGCTTGCGAGCGCTGGCGTGAACGATGTTGTTTCCGTTACTGCGGACAGCGTAGCGAATGGTTCCGGCGGCAAAAAGGAAATGACTTCCAGCCTGCGTACTGCGGCCAATGCCAACGCAAGCGACAACCTGTTTGAAGCCTGGGAGACCATTGACAAGGTGAACGGCAATGCCGGAATGCATCTGGCCGGTGAAGAACAGCGTGCGGTATTCGAGAAGTACTTCCCCGAGCATGCCAAGAACGGTACCTTCCCTACCGATGAAGAGATCCTCTACATGCAGGAAAGCTGGGAAGCGAACAAGGTAGATCCTGACGCCATGACCAATGCGTTCATGGGCATTGCGAACTACTTCACCCCCGGCTGGGAGGAAGATGCAAAACAGACCCCTGCGGTGCAGGAGTTTATGCAGACCTACATGCCTGATTGGCAGGAAGACCGTCTTCCCACTCAGGACGAGGTATGGAATGCGATTTCTTCGGTAGCGAACGGTAGCGATGGCTCCGATTGGCTTGCGATCGCTGGCGATGTTATGAGCGCCCGCATTGCTTACGAGGAAGACCAGACCCGACTGGCGGCTGCGCAGCAGATGGTAGAGGATATCTACGATGACTTTGCTGATGCATATGGCGAGGGTACTGATCAGTACAACGCCGCTATCCACACCTGGCGCGTAGCGTATGAATCCCAGGGCGATTCGTGGAAGACGTGGGAACCCTACGATTCCTTCCAGTACGCAGCTATGTCTGAAGGGGCTACGCCTGAGAGCGTTCGTGATGCGCTTACCTCTCAGAAGGCTTCTGTGGCTAAGGAAATCCTTGGTGTGAAGGCGGCTATCAACAACTATCAGGCGGTAGGGTTGAGCGATGAGTATCTGGAGCGCATGCAGGTGCGTCTGGATTCTCTGATGGCCAAGCAGGAGCTGCTCAATGCGCATAATCTTCAGTCCAATGAGAACTACACCGCCAACGTGAATGCGTTTGACAAGCAGTTCCCTTCTGTGGCCGATTTCAATCAGGTTAATGCGCAGGGCCAGATGTCTCATGTGGACGCTGTGCGCAACGCGATTGTTGATCCTGAAGGAGCACAGGCTTTTGGTATGTCCATGCCCTACGGCATGCAGGGCGAGGAAAACGTATACGATGATCTGCGCCGTGCCGCCGACCTCGCCTCTGTAATGACGGATGAGGAAAAGGAGAACTACAAGTATCTGTACATCTCCAATCCCAATGAGGCCACTGCATACTTCGATGCCCTTGCTGAGAACCTGACCACCCGCAAAGGCATGATGGATGATGAGACTATGCAGGAGTGGGCTGGGCAGAACTTCTGGACCGGCGCTGCTGCTACTGTAGCCAGTATCGCCATCAGCCCTCTGGAAGCCCTTGAAGGCATTGATAACGGCCTTGCGCTTCTGTTTGGTGAAGAGCGTAACCCGTATGGCGATTCCTACATTATCAGCCGTACAAAGGGCACCCTGCGCGAAGGAACGAAGCAGGGGTTCTCTGACGCCGTTGACGGCAACGAGATTGCAACGTCCATCTTCAACACCATCTATGATGCCGGTACGAGCGCTCTGGACAGCGTTGTATCCGCTGCGGCCGGTCAGGGAACACCCGTATCGAAGGCAATTATGTATCTGCAGTCCTTCAACAATGGTCTGCGTGACGCCTCCATGCGCGGCGGCACTCCCGGGCAGCAGGGACTGTATGCCCTGTCTACTTCTCTTGTGGAAGGCTGGACGGAAAGCAAGCAGGTTGAGAACATCTTCGAAGCCTTCACCAGACATGGTGCTGATGGTGTGCGTGGACTCATTGATGAGATTTACGAAGGCTTCGTCACTGAGTTTGGCGGCGAAGCTCTGAGCGGACTTGGAGCTAATGTTGCGGATGACTGGATCATGAAGTCTCTGAGCAACCGCGAGGCTATGATACAGGCCTATGAGGAAGCTGGTCTCAGCCCCGCTGAGGCAGAACTTCAGACGGCCAAGGACATTGCCACTGATCTGATGTATCAGAGCTTTGTAGGCGGTCTGAGCGGTACCCTGAGCAGCGGTGGCAGCTATGTGCTTGGTTCTCTGTTTGGCACAGATGAACAGCCGGTGGAACAGGAGGCTGTTGTCGAAGCTGAACAGCCTGCAGACCCTGAAGCGGAAGCCCCTGTTGAGGAACCTGCTCCTGTTGAGGAACCTACCGCACCTGAAGAATCCAAGCGCGACCGTGCTGTGTCTGCTCTGGCTACCGCAGAGGGCAATGGCGTAGGCGAACCGCAGAAGACGGCTACCCTGCAGGGCGTGCTGGAATCTTTTGGCGTTATGAAGGAAGAGGCCAGCGCTGCTGCTAAGGCCATCATTGGCGAGAACGGGCTGCGCGTTGTGCGAAAGATGTTCACCAAGGCGCAGGATGATCTGGAGGCGCTGTGCAAGGCTGTTGCAATGGCCTATACGACCCCTCAGAGCGCGAGCAGCGTGGTTCTGAACAATCCTTCCAGCATGTCCTCCAAGAACGTTGTACGCACCACCAAACAGCTTCTGGAGGCGTATGGAGCGGATATTCAGAACCCTGACGTGATGGCGCGGCATGATGCCTATGTGCAGCAGAGTGCAGAAGCGGATTCCGTTACCGAAATCCTGAAGACGATGGACATGTCTTCTCTTGAAGCTGCCAACCAGAGCAAGGCGCAGGCGCGTGAGAACCTTGCTGCCGCTCAAGCAACGATGAATGAGGCACTGGCCCTTGCGGATGCCGCAGGCAAGCGATTTGGCGAAGCCAGCCTGGCTGTGCAGGAGCGTGTTAACGCAGACACCATTCGAGAGCAGCAGAAGGCTCTGGACGAGTTCAACAAGGCGAAAGAGGCTCGCAAGCAGGCCAGCAAGAACCTTAATAAAGCCAAGGGTGCCTTGAAGCAGGCCAGGGGCAAGGCCCAGAACATCGCCAATGGAATGTTGAACGACGCACGCCAGCAGGCAGGACAGGTGGTTGCTCAGAACGCCCTGGCGCAGTCTGAAGCGGTTGCCGAACAGCAGGCTGCTTCGGAAGAGAAGAGGCAGGCAGATAATGCTACGGCGTTGGATGCTGATAACTTCATCGCGGACCAGCTTTCTGACGTAGATGTTACGGATGAAGAGCGTCAGAAGATCGTTGGAATGTTCAACGATAGGGCACCAATTCAGGGGCTGGATAACAGCGATGGATCTGGTGCCAGGGCACGCTTCATCTCCAACATGCAGAAGAAGTTCAACGTGAAGATCACGGTAACCGATACCAGCAAGGGTGGAACTGCCATCCGGTACAATGGTGCCTATGATCCTCGTACGGACTCCATCGTGATTGATTCGCAGGCAACCCAGAGCGATGTGATCTACGGCATCCTGCTGCACGAGCTTACCCACAAGGCTGAACGCTCTGACACCTATCAGGAGTTCGCCAGCGCCATTTTGAAGATCAAGTATGGCACCAACGACCAGCATCTCGCTCGTGATATCAAGGCCAAGCAGGACAGCTACAATGCAAGGCTGAAGGTAATGGCAGAGCTTGATTCGAGCGTGGATGCCACCCCGCTTACTGCCGATGAAGCCAGCAGGGAGATCGTGGCTGATCTGACCCGTGAGATCCTTTACGGAGATGAGGAAGCCATCCGCAAGCTGGTTGCAGAGCGTCCTTCTGTGGCTCGCAGGATGTATGAGGCCATCAAGAACTACATCAACAAGCTGCGCGGCTTGAACGACCCTGCGATTGATCAGCTGAACCGCGCAAGGGATCTGTTTGAACAGTCTCTGAATGGTGCAATGTCTGACGGAGATGGAAAGCGCCAGTATCTTTTCGATGGAGAACATGGATATCGCCCCAATGAAATTCTCCCTGATGGATCCCGCAAGGCGTTCTACGATAAAATCGGTGAAATCCAGGCTGGGAAAGGTGCCCAGTTTGAAAAGTCTAGG